GGCAACGGATACTGCACGTCGGCCCTGGTCGGTGGCCCTTGAGGTTCGATGCGCTAGCGCATCAAACTGGTCCTCACGCGTCGAGCGCGACGCCCGCGCTCCGCCCCAGAGCCTGGAGGACACCATGAACACCCTCGCCCAGCAGTTCGCCACCGACTACGCCCGCGGCGTCGTCCCGCAGATGCTCGACGCCATCAATCGCGTCCGCCGCTCCAGCGCCTGGATCGCCCGCGGCGCCCTCGCCGTCACCACCCCGCACCAGGTGCTCTACATCGGCAGTCTCGGCCACGGCGGCAGCCTCGTCGACGCCATCACCGCCTGGTGCTTCGCGATCCTCATCCCCGCCATCACCGACCTGGGCATGCTCACCATGCTGCGCATCACCCAAACGCCCGGCATGCACGAGCAGGCCCGCCGCCGCGCCCTGCTCGTGCTCGCGCTGCTCGTCGCTGAGTCCGCCACCGTCAACGCCCTCGCCCCCGGTGCCACCGTCTTCCGCGTCCTGGTCGCGTTCGCCGCCGTCGTCCTGGCGCTCGTCGAGTGGGTCCACGCCGCGGTGCGGCCGGACTTCGCCGCGATCGAGGTGCACGAGCAGGCAGCCGCACCAGCCTCGGTCATCGACGAGGCCGCCGAGGCGCGCAAGGCCGACCGCCGCGAGCGCGACCGGGCCCGCCGTGCCGTGAAGCGCGAGGCCGAGCTGCTCGCTGCCCGGGCCGCCGCTGAGCGCAAGGCCGCGACCGCCGAGCGTCGCCGGATCGGCCGCCAGGTGAAGGCCGCCGAGCTGGCCGCGCTGGAGACGTCCTTCGCCGCGGCGAGCGCCCCGGTCAGCCCGGCGCCCGGCGAGGCCGCCGCCTACCTGTAGAGCCCCAGGACGCCAGAAGAGGCGCCGGTCCCTTCGGGGGCCGGCGCCTCTTGCTGTGCGGCCAGCGACGCGCTCAGCGGCGCGGCACCTCCTGCTGCGCGCGCAGGTAGTCGACCGCCTCGTCCTTCGGTGGCTGCTCGCCGTTGGGGGTCGCGTACACGCCGAGGCCCGTCGCGATCGCCGCGAGGACCGCGAGCAGCTCCGGCCGCGTCACGTGGTCGTCGGTCAGCGCCGCACCCAGGGCGACGAATCCGGCCGTCAGCGCCGTCACCAACGTCTTGGTGTACCGCTGCTCCGGCGCCGAGCCGACGTAGTGGTGCGCGAAGTGCACCGGCAGCCACGTCGACAGCACAGCCAGCGCGGTCAGGGTGATCGGCTGCGGGACATAGCCGGAGATCAGCTCCGTCCACGGCACCGTGGTGGAGGAGCTGTCGAGCCCCGCCCACAGCTCCATGCCGAGCGCCCCGCCGGTCAGCACCAGAAAGATGATCGTCCAGACCTTACGCAAGTTCTTCATCGGACCTCCATCCGAACGTCTGTTCTAGTAGCCTGCGAGGTATGAGCACCGACCCCGCCACCTGCCCCGCCACTAAGCAGGGCCGCACCGCCGAAGGCCCCGACACCATCCGCTGCACCAAACCCGCTGGCCACGTCGAGCGTGGCGACGAGCGACACGCCGGGAAGACCAGGGGCGGCGAAGGCATGCCCGTCTACTGGGTCGACAACGTCACGCCGCACGCTGCTCACTCTCCAGATGCCGGATCGTCGCCTGCGCCTCGATGAGCTGGCCACGCAGCGACGCCACCTCCTGCCGCAGCACCACCACCTCCTGGTCCAGCCCGGCCGCTTTCGCCTCGGCCGCCGCCGCGCGGCCCTCCGCGGCGGCCGTACGCCCCTCCGCCGCCGCCGTTCGCGCCTCGGCCGTCGCCAGGCGCAGCTGCGTCGACAGCAGGTCCGTGGCGAGCCGGCCGACCTGCTCCGACAGCGCCACAACCTGCTTCGCGAGCGTGTCGACCGCCTCCGCCTGCGTCTTGTCCGCCTCGGCCGCCGTCTTCTCGACCGACACCTCCCGCTCCCGGCGCGACCGGCGCCCCGCCAGGTAGGAGATCCCCGACCCGGCCGCGCCGATCCCCGCCAGGACCACCGCGGTCACATCCACGTCAGGCCGGCGAAGCGCCGTCGACCGGCGGCGCGCCCGGCAGGATCCGACCGCCGACAGTCGTGGTCGCCGTGAAGTAGCTCTGACCGAGCTTCGCCGCGACCTTCTCCGCCAGGGCGTCGAGGTCGACGGCCGGCGGTGGGGCGGCGACCAGCTTCTCCGCGATCTCCTTCAGGGCCACCATCAAGCGCGTCTCCACCGCCTGAAGGTTGTGGTTGGCCAGCGCGTCGTTGTCCCACGCCGGCCCGGTCGCGTCCGGGTAGCCGAACCGCGGCGTCGTTCCAGTCAGGATCGCGAGCACCGTGTCAGGCAGGTAGTCGTCCCACGCGCCTGGAATCGGACCGGTCATCAGATCTCCCATCTGGCCGCGCGCCCGCGCGACCGGGTCATAGGTGTCGCCCTGCGTCCACGCCGTGGCGTCTGATCGGCAGGAAAGGTGCGCGTGGCCAGCGTCGCCTGACGAGCTCCGCTCGTGGGTGGGCTCCCATCGGTCATGCACCGCGGTGTTGTTAGAGCTCGGGCCCCAGTTCATGTACTTCAGCCACTGGACGCCGGCGTAGCCGCTCTGCATGTCGGCGTAGATCCGCCCGCCCAGCGCCTGGAGCGACGGCAGGCCCGGCTTCTCCGGCGGCATGATGTCGATCGCCGTCACCCACCCGTACGGCGTCGTGCCCGGCCAGCCCGTTTCCGAGTACGGGGTGTGGTCCTCCGGCGGGATGTGGTCGAGGTGCCGATTATCGCCGATGTCGTACACGGTGTAGCCGTAGCGGCGGAGCCGGTCGCGGAGCGCGGCGAGGGGCCGGGCCAATCGCCACTGCTGACCACTGCGGATCCATGCGGCGTGTTGCGGTGAGGGCATTGGATCCTCCTACGGTCGGTGGCCGGTCAGCAGCGGCGCCGGCGACAGGCTGACGGCCGGCCAGCCGTAATTGCCCATCACGGCCTCGTACATCAGCCAGCCCATGACGACATAGCCGGCGTGATAGAGGTGCACGCCGTCCACGAGGTACGTCCATGCGATCGCGTCGCAGTGCGCCCAGCCCGCCCAGCGCGTGCCGGGCCCGATCCCGCCCGGCGCAAACAGTCCGCGTTCGCTCATCAGCGACCAGATCGTGTCGTTGACGGAAGCTTCCGTGGTGGCGAAAGGCACGCCTATCGCCGAGTAGGTAATCAGCGTTAGCGCAATCTGCGCGTCACTGACGTCGAGGATCGTGCCGAGAATGCGGCTGTACCTGTCTCGGAATCCGGCCAAGCCTGGGTCTTTCGCGTCGTTGGTTCCCAACGCGATGATGACGAGGTCCGGCCGTTTGTCGAGGAGCACGGCGGCCAACTGCGGCAGCACGTCTGCGGTCGACCAGCCACCGGCGGCCATCACGGTCATGTCCACTGTGGTGCCGGCCGCGGCGGCGAGGTCGACGAACTCCCGCCTCCACGCGACCCGACCCGGATCGTCGCCGCCGTAACCACCCCGGGTGATGCTGTCGCCGAGCGCCAGCACGCGCAGCGTCGCCGGGGGTGAGTCAGCGGCGCCAACGCCAGGCAAGACGACGACCAGCGTGGCGAGCAGCACGAGCACCGCGAAGATACGCCTCATGGCAACGGAGTAACTGTGATGTTGCGGTAGACGAAGTTGCCGCCGCCGCCAGACACCCGATATACGGCCTTGAAGGTGTTGACGCCCGGTGTCAGCCCGGCAACCTTGAACGTGGCCGACGCCGTTACCGGAGTGGTCCCGACCATACTGGCCGCCTTCGGGTCGCTGGCCGCGATGGTGGAGGCACCCGACACGGCGACACCGATGTAGTTGTTGTTGCCGGCGCTGTTGGACATGTACGCCGTCACCGTAACGATCGCGCTGGTGCCCGTCATGTTGATACTTACGGACGGGCCCGGGGTCGTCAGGTCGGCGTACGTGGTCGAACTGGTGCTCTGCAACGTGTCGACGTTCGCCGACTGCGGCGTCCGGTCGTTGATCGCTTTCAACGCGTTGTCGGTGTCCGTGGCAAGGAATTGGATGTCCTCGTAGGGGCGCACGTCGTCGGTGCTCGACGGGTACCGCAGCCCCGAATTCGGTGTGGTGGGCATCTATCTCCTCCACTGGATCGTCATAGTGAACGCCGGAGACCAGTCGCCGATGCCGGCGAACCGCACGTAGGGCGAGCCGCCACTGTCGAAGAACGCGAGCCCGCCGGCGGTGCCGTCGACCATCGCCTGCGCCCACGAGGCGGGAATGGCGAAGCTGTTATTGGTGCCGCCGACGGGCAGGCTCGGCCCGGCCGTGGATGACGTGAGTGTCGGCGCCCCGCCCGGGCGGACGGCATTGGTCATCAACCGCATCGTGGTGCCCTGCGCGGCGTACGCACCGCCGGTGATTCGCCGCACCTGGATGGTCGCGCCGAGCACTGTGGATCCGGCGAGCGACCGCGGCGTGGTGCCGTAGAATGCGCACCCGGTGTGGTTGCCGTTCCCGCCGTACTGGCCCTGGTAGACGGAGGTGTTGTCGGTACGCCAGGCGCCATTGCGGTAGGAGCGGGTCTCGACCGGGGCGACGATCAGCGAGCCGGTCGCCGTGCCCGTGTTGCCGCCCGGGCCAGCCGGGTTGGACGGTGCGGCCGGCGCCGCGGCGAACAGCCGGCACAGCGCGAACCACTGGGCGCCGACACGTTGCAGCAACAGCACGTCCCCGGATGCAACGGTGAGATCGCGGGCAACCTGGACGGTGATGACGATGCCGTTGACGGTCGCGGTCACGGTGGAGCCTGACTTGGCCGCGGTCGCGGTCGCCAGTAGCGCGCCGAGCCCGGTCAGGTCCGTTCGGTTCGAGGCCTGATCGGTCATGTCAGGCTCCTCGCGGTCAGGGTCATCGACCCACCGGAAGCCGTGTAGGGGAGCGTCAACGCCTCGACCGAACAGGCCAGGTTGGTGTAGTCGTCGGTGGTGAGCGAGACGACGTCGCCGGCGAGCAGCCCGGGGTGTGGCACCATCTCGACGCGGAACGCACGCCCGGTGTTGCGCTGCCGCTTGGCAAGGATCGTGGCGGCGGCGGCGTTGCACTGCTCGACAGTGGTCAGCAGCGGCGAGGAGAAGAAGAACGGCACGGGCAGCGGGTTGAACTGCCCGCCGTACGAGGTCGGCCCGCCGGACAGGTCGAAGGCCACGCCCTGTACCTGTCCGCCGTCGCTGGCGGTGCCGCGTGCCACGACGACGTTGGCGGCACTGTCGCGGCTGCTGGCACCGACGGCGGTGATGATGGTCCCGCCCGCGCCGTCGGTGAGGGTGAGAACCGGTGTCGTTGACTGCACGGCTGGCGTGACGGACAGATAGCCGTCCGGGGACACGGCAGCGTCGGCCGGCCACGCGTCGAGGAGCTCGAGCACCGCGCCGAGCCGGTCCTCGTCATAGTTGATGCCGCTGGGCACGCCCCGGTCGGCGAGGGCTCCGTCGACAACGACGGTGAGGGCCGGCTCGACGAGGCCCCGCAGCGTCGACACGAGCGTGCCGGTCGGCTGGTACGGCGACACCAACCGCGCCTCGTCGATGAGCGCGAATAGCCCGACGGCAGTAACGTTGACGTTGTCCCCGTCCACTGTGGATTCCTCGATCAGGAACCACCCGCGTTGGAACCACTCGACACGCGTGCCGTCGAGCCCGATGCCGAGTTGGACTCGCAGCCGCTGCCCGTTCGCCGCCAGCGGGTGGTTGACGCCGACGGGCGACCACGACATGCCGCGGTCCCGGCGCGGCACCGTGAGGGTGAGACGCTCGGGCACCCGCAGCGTCCGGTCGGTCTCCTCGACCGCAGCCGACACGGGGATGCTGTCAGCGAGGAGCGCCCCGCCGAGCCACGAGTCAACGGACAGGTAGTAGCGGTACGACCGGCCGAGGATCGACAGCGCCTGACTCGACAGCGCGATCATGACAGGTCCGCTTGGGCGAGGTCGAGGTACGTGGTGTAGTCGCCGGCGAGGTCGGCGTAGGTGAGCCCGGTGTAGGCGGCCTCGAGGTCGGCGTAGCTGAACCCGGCGGCCTGGAGTGCGGGTGCCCACCCTTCGACTTCGACGGCCTGCACGGCGAGGATCCGCCGCTGGTCGGATCCGTCCTGACTGAACCGCCGCTCGGTCACACCGATCACGGCGACGTACGAGTCGACGCCGTCGTACCCGCCGGGCTGGCGGATCTGGACGGTCGCCTCGGTGGCGTTGGTGAGTAGCTGCGCGAGGTTGTCGCGACTACTGGTCGTCTCGACGTACAGCTCGATGGTGCCCTCGAACTGACCGAGGTCGCCGGATACGACGACGTTGCGCCCGCCGACCTTGAACGTGGTCGACGGGCGGGTGTACGCCTTCTCTGGCCACGCCATGATGACCGCCTCGGCGGCCTCACCAGTGATCGCGTCGGACAGCGCGACCTTCCCGCCCGGCAGCGTGTACGTAACCGGGCTGGTCGCGTACTCGGCGCCCGACACGACGGCGACGTACGAGACGGGCACACCGAATGGCAGCTCGGCGTCGATGACCAAAAATGCGACGTCAGCGGTCGAGGCGGTCGACCCGGCCCGCAGCGCGGTCCGGACCCCGCCGACGACCCGGTACACGGTCACGGCGTCGCCGATGATCAGGTTCGTCACCGAGATGAGGACGCGCGGCGGGTACACGTCCTGCGCAACCGCGGTGATCGCGGCGGCCTGGTCGAGGGCGAGGATCCACGCTTTCGATATCGCGGCGGCACCGCCTGTGACGACGAACGGCCCGGCGGGCGACGCCGCCGCAGTGGTCTGGATCCAGTAGTCCCACACCTGCGCGGCGTCGTTGCCGGCGATCGAAAACACCGTGTCGGCGATCTCGGTCATCGAGGCGAGCGTCGCTACCGACGTCCAGTCGTCTTGCTTCCAGCCCAGGGCGAGCATCAGGCTGCCGGCCCGGCCCGGGGTCGCGGGCGCGGGTAGGACGATGTCCTGCGCGCTGGCGTTGCTGGACAGGTTCGGGCCGAGCCGCAGGTACGGCTTCACGGTGCGGGTTACGGCGATCTGGGCGAGGGTGTCGTCGCCGGCGGCGCCGCCCGTGAACGTGACGGTGGGCGCAGATTCGCTGCCGCTGTGCGTCTTCCAGAACAGACCGACGTGCCCGGCCGCGAGCAGCGGCTCATACCCCACCGGCTTGACGACGGTGGCGGCCGTGTTGCGGATCGATGCGAACAGCAGGATGGTGTCGCCGGCCGCCGCCGACGCGTGGATGGTCGGCGACAGCGAGGCGTTGTTTCCGGTGACACCGGCGTTCGCGCCGACGAACGTGATCGCGGTCATCGGCGACCCACCTTCGCTCGCCACGCCTGCCGCTTCTCCGTGGCGCGGCCCGCGGGGGGGGCCCGCGCGCGGAACGGCTCGCCATCGAGGCTCACACTCACGTCCACATTGGACGCGACCTCGGTCGGCCCGCCGGTACGCGAGGTGCCGCCACCCGCACCCGCGAGCGCGAGCGACCCGCGCCCGGCGAACATCGCGGTCAGCTGTTGCGCAACCTGTGCCGGCCGCCACGCGCTGCCGTCGCCAAACGCGCCGGTCCGCGGCAGGGTGCCGCCCTCGCCGACACCGACCCGCTTGCCGTTGACGTTCGTGCTGCTGGTCTTGGCGACGACGTTGATCGCGACGGTCTGGTCGTGGATGCCACCGAGAGCGTTGTTGACCTTGTCTCGGAACTGGTCAAAGGCGATGGCAGCGGCCTGCAATTTCGGGCCGATGCCAGGGATCCAGCCGAAGGCCGCGGCGGCGCCCTGGATGAAGAACCCAAGCACGTTCAGGCTGTCCCGCACGAAGATCTTGAAAGCGAGGCCGAGCGCGGCGAGCGTGAGTGCGACGGCGTTGATCAGGTCGACGGCGAACCCGAACGCCTTGCCCAGGATCAGGCCGGTCGCCTCGGCCGCCGGTTGCAGCACCCGCAGGAAGCCGAGCACCTCCGGTGCCCATTGGTCCCAGGCCTTCTTGATACTGGAGATCATCCGCTCGAACTTCGGCCCGATATCGGAAGTCCCCTGCCGGAACCCGTCGAAGAACGCCTGCACATCCTTCTTGATCTGGGCGATCGCCTGCTGCACCGCGGGGTCAGCCTTGAGCGCGTTCCACACGGCGCGTGCCGGCCCGAGCAGCCGATCGGCCGCCCCCTTGATCGCGTCGAGGTTGTTGACGATCAGCGAGAGGCCACCGGCGATGACCGCACCCCAGTTGCCGGTGGCCGCCCCGAGCACGATGGCGATCCCGGCGAGCACGTTCGAGGCCGCCTTGATCTGGCCCTGGTGGTCGACGAGCCATTGCAGCCCGGCTTGCATGTCGCCGAGCTTCGCCCGGGCCTGCCCGGCGGTGTCGCGGAGCTTCCCGAGCGCCCGGTTGATGTCCTCGACGGTCTTGCTCTCGGCCCACTTCGTGAACTTGTCGAGGATCCGGCCGATCAGGTCGGCAAAGCCGGTGATGGCCCGGTCTCCGGCCCGACCGGCGAGCCGGCCCAACGCGACCGCCGCGGCAGTTACGTGCGGGGCGAGTCTCTCGGCGGCGGCCGCGGTGGACAGGGTGATGTCGCGGATCAGGGCCTGGCCGTCGATGCTGTTCAGCCACCCGCCGACGGCACGCACCACCCCGTTGGTGGCGGTCGCTATCCGCAGCATGCCGGCGGCAACGGTCGGCAGATTTAGCTTGACGAACTGGCGGGCGAGCGGTTCCACGCCGACGGCGACGAGCTTTTGCAGCTGCGCGGTCAGCGACCCGACGCCCCTACCTTTCGTGTCGCCGAGGGCGAAGAAGTCGCGGATCGGCTTGAGCGCCTTGGCCAGCCCGGGACCAGCGAGTCTCAGCGTGCCGACGAGCAGCCCCGCCGAGCCCGCGAGGGACGGCAGGAACGCCACGAGCGGGGCCAGGGTGGCGAAGGTGCGGGCGCCCGCCTTTCCGAACGCCACGGTGGCTTTGGTGGCCGCGATGATGCCGGACGTTGCCGGGCCGATCGCCGAGGTCGCCGCGGCGACGGTCGCCGCGACCTTGCCGACGCTGCGGGCCATGCCGAGCGCAGCTTTGCCGAACCGCGCGGCCCGCTTCTGCCAGCCGTCGAGGCTCTTGGCCGAGTCGTCGGTGTCGCGCTTGAGCTGACGGAAGTTCCCGGCCGCGGAGCGGGTACCGCGGCCGGTCTTGTCACGGGCGAGGATGTCGACCTCTACATCACGCGGCACGGTTCACCCCCTCCGGATCATCGCGGTCGCGTTGTCGACCGCTGCAACGCACGCCTGGCGCCACTCGCGTGCCGCGGTCGCCGGCTCGGTGAAGAAGCTGGCCGCCACCGCCTGCGTGTGCCACTGGCCTCGGCCGCGCCGCCCCCAAGACGGGTGACGTACCCGGCCCCGGTCAATCGCGCGGATGTCGGAGCGGCCGCCCGACGAGTTCCGACCACCGCGCAGCTTCACGCCGGCGGACCGGCCCGACACACGGATCTGCGCGGTGATGCCGATCTTCGACACCCACACGTTCAGGCCACCGCCGGCCGGCAGCGTGTCGAGCGCCCGGCGGCGGATCGCCTTGCGCACGGCCGGCAACGGCTTGCGGATCTCTTTGCGCAGCTGCTTGACGACCTCTCGGCGGCCTTCGAACCTGCGAAGGTCGCGGATCAGGTCGTCGAGCGAGCCCACGGTCATCCCTTCCTGTCAGCCCGGCGTTGCGCGGCCATCTCCTCGTCGAGCAGGTCGACGAGGGTCGCGAGGTCGCGAGGGTGCCAGTCCACGAGTTCCGACAGCGCGATGCCCGTCAACCGCGCCAGGCTGACGAGCGTGTGTCTCACGCTGCCGGCTGGCCAGGGTCCTCGCGCTCATCCGGTTCGTCCTGCCCTTCCTCGTCCTCGTCGTCCAGCGGCAGCACCTCGACGCACTCCGCGTTGAACGCGTCCCACGCCAGCGTCGTGAGCTGTCGCCGGGTCATCGCTGACCAGCCGAGGAACCTGAAGAACGTCATGCTGACCGATTCCTCGATCTTCACGACCGGCCAGCCGAACGGCTGAACCTCCCAGCGGGCAATGTCCCGCTGGTCGGCGACGACCTTGTGCCGCCCGCCGTCGCCCATCTCGACGTCGAGCTCGAAAATGAGGCTGGGCATCAGGCACTCGTCCCGATCACGATGACGTCGTACGTGTGGTTGCCGCCCGCGCCGGCGGTGACGCGGAGAAGGTCGGCGGTCGCGGCGGTGACCGCGTACCCGGTGCCGTCGGCCTGGCCGGCGAACAGCGCGAACGTGGCGCCGGGCCGGATGCTGACCTTGTCGGTCGCCGAGCCCACCCACGAAATGAAGCCATTGCTGGCCGCGCCGCCCAGCGTGATCGGGTTCGGGTTGGCGGCGGCGGCCGACACGATCAGGCCTTTGACCTTCACGAACGCCAGCGTCGTGTTGAACGCGTCGCTCAGTGCCGCGCCGTTCAGGTCGAGGTCCTCGTTTGCGGCGGCGGCGAGGGTGCGCTGGTCGTGGAAAATCTTGTCGGCCTGCCCGGCGGCGGTGCCGTTCTGCAAGGACGTGATGTAGTCCTTTAGCAGCGGCGCGGACGCGAGCGCGAGGTCGAGCTGCGACGTCTGTAGCGCGTTCAGGTTGAGCGTGACTTTTGCGGTGAGTGGCATGCTTCCGTCTCCTCGGTCAGCTCGTGCCGAACGTGACGCCACCGATGACCGGCAGCGACAGGTCGATGGGCAGGTACGCGCCCTGCTCGCCGCCGAACTCCGGCATCATCGCGAGCGCCGTGAACGTCGCCTTGGGCTGGCCCACGCCAGACTTCAGCTGTAGGACCATCGCGACCTGGTTACCGCTCGCGGTGCGCAGCGCCGCCGCGAGCCCGCCCGCGATGTTGATTTGAAGGCCGGCCAGCTCGAGCGTCCACACGACGCTGTCAGCGTCCTGCACAACGCCGTCGGGCACGAGCGTCCGGAACGTCTGGATCGGCTGGTCAGGCACGAGTCGCGCTTTGGCCAGGTTGTTGGTGTAGTCGATGCCGTCCATCGTGACAACGGCGTCCTTGTACACCATGGCGCCGGTGGCTGCGGGCATGGCTTACTCCTCTGCTCGGAGGGTGATCTCAAACGCGAGCTGCTCGCCACCGGCGGCGGGCAGGGTGATGGGCTCGGCGCGCACGACGAACGCCTGCGGCTTGAGTGCGAAGTACAGTGCGGCCCAATGCGCGTCCCACCACTGCGACGCCTGGCGTTCGTCCTGCGGTAGCAGCACATGCACCCGCCAGGTCACCATGAACGCGTTGCCCTCGTCGCGGTCGAGCGGGCCGAGCAGCGGCCAAGCATCGCCCGTCTTGGGCGCCGCCGGACGGTAGTCGTACCCGCGCACGTCGGCCACAGTGGACAGTGCATCAGCGAGCGCCATTCGCGTACCCGTGAGCCCTGTGTACGTCGGGGCAACGGCCACGGCGGCGGCGGCCGAGTCGGTGAGGCCCCCGTTGTCGGTGGCGGTGACGAGGATCGCGTACGTGCCGGCGGCGGCGTAGGTGTGGTTGTGCGGCCCGAGCGACGTCAACCCGACCGACTGCTGCCCGTCGCCCCACTCGATCGCAAAGGTGACGGTACCCGGGCTCTCGTCGAGGATGGTCAGCGTCGCCGCGACGGCCAGGTGGTCCCGCGTGACGGAGATGCCGACTGTCGGCCGCTGGTTCCCGCCGATGCCGGCGGTGTAGTCGATATCGACGCCGTAAAACGTGTTGCCGCTCAAGCTCGGCGGGAAGACGTCAGGCGTAGGGTCGCTCAGTCGGCGCTCGACCGCCTGCACGTTGCCATCGCTCGACGTGAGTGGGTAGGCGAACCCGCCGACCTTGGCGCCGTAGGTGTTCTGAATGTCGTACGACACGACGACACTCGACCCGGCGGCGAGCGGCACGGCGCTGTCAAGCGGGTACGTCGACCAACCGGAGGGCAGCGTGTCCGGCATCGCTGCGGTAGCCAGCAGCGCGCCGCCGGTAGACCAAATCTTGCCGGCGCGGTTCGCCCGCGCGGTTCCGCCGGGCGGGCCCCACACCCGCACGTTGTTGATGGTCACATCGTTGACGGCGGAATACCGGGTGCCGAGTTCGTACGTTACCCCTGCGCCATCGGCGAACCCGATCGGATCCGGACCGCTCCACCCGACGCTCATCCCGTCACCACCCGCCGGTACGGGCCCTCAAGTCGGCGCACCTCAGGATCGCGACCGGGCGGCACGGTGGGACCGCTGTCCGCATCGCCTTGCAGCACCGCGAGCGGAAGCGACCGCTTGGCGAGGTTGACCTGCACGCGCCGCTTGAGCGCCTCGGCCAGGTCGGGCGGGTACACGGCGAGCACCTTGCACACGCGCCGCTGGGCGCTCGCCTCGGTGTCGAGCGCGTCCTGAACCTGCGCGTCCAACCACGAGGCGAGACCATCCGGGTCATAGGCGCGGCACGCCGCGACGTTGGGCATCGCGGCCGATGCGGTCGCCGCCTCGCCGTACGCATCGAGATTGGCGACTCCATACCCGGTGGCGGCCACGCTGGCGAGGTGCCGGCCCACTGCCGCCACGGTGTACTCGGTCCGGTAAACGCCGGTGGTCAGCGTCTCCATAGTTGGCGTTGCGGTCGTCGCGTCGGGGCGGGTGACCGTGATGACGGGCACGGCGTCAACGAGGTAGCCGTCGGCGTTGCGGACCTCGACGAGCATGTCCCACACGTCGCCGACCGGACGCCGCACCGAGAGCTGGCTCAGCACGTTGACCGTCATCGCGGTCACCTCCCTTCTACTGGATCAGATGCGCGGAAATCGAGTACGTGATGCTGTTGCCGTTGGCGTGCGTGGGCGTGACGCGGATCTGTTCCCACAGCACGTCATTTGCGCTCAGATTGGCGGCGACCGCGAGCCCCGGGTAGATGCGCAGGACCGTGGTCCCGACCGCGGTGATTGCCGCCGACGTAAGCAGCGCCACCCACTTGCCCGACGTCGCGTCAAACGCCTCGATGGCGACCGTGACGCTCGGCGCAGTCACGATGGCCGTGACGTCGATGACGAGCGCCAGGCCGCGCGCGTAGCTGACGGTCAGCGGTACGGGTGTCGGCGTGGCGGTGCGCGCCGCCGAGGCGAAGACGGTCCGCTCGACGCTCACGCCAGGTCGTCCCGCGTGAACTTGTGCCCGCTGGACGGGTCGACCGCCCAGCCGATGGTCTCGATGTCGTGGCGCATGCCCTCGGACATGAACGGCGCGGGCTTGACCACCTTGGCGCCCGTGGACACGTCCGGCGCGCCCGTCAGTGCGGCGACGTCCTGCATCGTCACCGCGGGCTCGTCGCCCTCGGCGGGCGGTGTGCCGTTCCCTTCGGGCGGCGCGTCCTTGCGGCTCGTTGCCATGTCGCTCCCTTGCGGCGATGGGCCCCGGGGTGATATCACCCCGGGGCGATAGGAATTAGACCGGGTCGTATGCGAGCCGACGAACGCCGGTGATGTCGGTGCACGCGAGGGCCTTGTAGCCCCAGATGCCGATGTAGACGTTCGCGACCTCGATCTGCTCGAACGTCAGTCGGTTCGGGGCGGTCGCCCAGCCCGACACGTCGTTGCGGTCGAACAGGTAGCTGTTCGCGGAGTTGGCGGACGTCGCCGCCAGCGCCCACGCCGGCCGCCCACGCAGGCCGGCCACCATGAGATCGGCGAAGAAGTCGCTCACGGTGCCGACGCTGTTCTGCGGGTTGATGTTCGGGAACAGCCGGCGGCCGTTGCTGTCCTTGGCCGCGACGAGCGCCTTGTACAGGTCGACCTGAATGAAGAAGTCCCGGAAACGGAACCCACCGCGCACGTACTGAAGCGGCGCCAGCTGCGACGTGAGCGACTGCTCGAGCGCAGAGTCGGCCGCGGCCGTGGTGATGGTGATCGTGGTCGGGGCGAGCCCCTCGAGCAGGGTCACCGCCGAGGACTCGAGCGCCTCAAACCATGCCCGCGTCATCTGACGCCAGATGAGCCCGGACATCTGCGGGTTGCCCCCTTGGTCCCATGCCTCACGGCTGATCTTGACTTTGCCGGAGACGGGCGAGGGCGTGATGGTCTGCGATGTCGCGGTGAAGGTGCCGAGCGACGGCTCGGTGCCCTCGACGTGGGCGGCGACGAGGCCGCTCGACGTGTTGAACTTCGGCAGCACGAACGGCGTCGCGTCGCCGAGGGTGCCCCTTTCGATGACCTCCCAGATCGGGTACGTGAAGTCTTTCTGGTCCACGTACAAATCGGGGCGCTGGATGCTGGGGTTCAGCGCGGCTACGTCCGACTGAATGACGAACTGCTCGTGGACGAACTTCTCGGCCCGGGCGAGAGCCTCCCGGTCGCCGTCGCGCAGGCCGTGGATGACGTCGGTGGAGAAGTCGTACTGCGACCCGGGCATCAAGTTGCCCTTGCGGTCGAACCGATACGGCGCCTCCTCACGAACCTCGGCGCTCGCCGCGGTCCGCGTCGGGTCGACGGTCGGCCGCGCCTCGGCGGGCGGAACCTGAGCGCCGGCGCCGGTCAGCATCTGGAGCACGCCGGGGATGCTGACCAGGGCCTGAATCTGCTCCGGGTACAGCCCGAACTGCTGGCTCTCCGGCTTCTGCTGGCCCTGCTGGGCCGGGATGCCGGCCAGCGCCTGGAGCACACCGGGCACGCCGAGCAGGCCCTTGAGCTGGTCGCTCTGGAGCTGCAACGCTGGCGCGGGCGGGGTGTTCGCGGGCGGCGCCGACGTCGGCGCATTGGACGGCGGCGAGGGCGGGCTGGTCGGAGTCGGACACGCGACGCCAGCCGCGTGAACCTTTCCGCAGGTGGCGCAGGGATCCATCATTCCTCCAGTTCGACTCGCGACCACCCTGGTAACGCGAGCGTCGTCAAATGCGGGCACGGCCAGCACGCTGGTCTCGTACCACTCGGCCTTGAGCACGAGCTCGACGCCGGGGTACAGCGGATCCGGCTCGGTCTCGATGATGTCGACGCCGACCGACAGCCCGTCGCGCACGCCCTCATCGGCCTCGGCGAGGGTGCGGTCGCCGTCGGGACCGCTGCCGACCTTGTACCGGACGAACACGCCCTCGGCCCGGTCCTCGTGATGCACGAGCCGGCCCTGCGGCTGGCTGAAATCGTGGTCACGCAAGAGCTTGTTGCGGCGCATCTCCGCGTACTGCAACGCGCCTGGCCGGAACCGGTACCGCTTGCCGTTCTTCACGGCGACCCGGTTGAACGGGAGCGCGATGCCCTCGACGATTCGCCGTTCGAGGTCGACCGAGGCGAATGCCGCCGCCGGGGCGGGGCCCTCGAACGTCAGCGGCGTCGAGCGCTCATCGGCGGCCAGCGCGGCGCGGAGAGGGCGCACGTTGTCGGGTAGCGGTTCGGGCGCGGCGGCCGGCGGCGGGGCCATGCTGGCGCGCTGCGCGGCGGTCAGCGCCGGCATGCCCTCGCGCTCGCGCGCCTCGTCCGGCGTCCACACGTGCTTATCGATGTACAGCCCGGCCACCTCGGCGCGGGTCTTGGGGTCCGCGCGCAGGTAATCGTCGAGCACGAACTCGACGCAGTACCCGCGCTTCGTCACGTCCGGCATGCTCAGTCGGTCCGTGACCGCCTTCATGTACGGCGACAGCACGTCGTTGATGCGGTCCTGCCGGCGGTCGATGCCGTTCTGGTAGGTCCGGCTCGTCGTCGAGATACCGAGATCCTCGGGGTCAAGGCCGAGCGCGTTCGCGATGCCGAGCGTTGCTTGCCGCTCGAGCTCGACGAGCTGAAGGTCGG